GTATATAGAGATCTAATAGAAAAGTCAACTATTTTATCTTCATCCACTCAAGTTTTTCTTGAGTAAACGGATAGTTGGCTTCTTTGTAGAATTGTTTGCGCTTGGTCAAATGGCGCTTGGCAAATTTGCAGGTTGATGTTATGTCCCAAATCTGCACATGGTCTTTATCTTCCGCTTTTCTTATGCCGCGTCCAATGCTTTGGATAACGCGGACAAAACTTTTCCCGGGTTCCACAAGAACCAAATTAAAAATCCTAGGGATATTAATACCCACAGCGGCAACACCATAGGTAGCCACAATAATCTTATCAGTGCTGTCTGCAACTTCATCATATTCATCTTGTCTATCTTTTGCTTTGGTTGCGCCTGACACAAATACTGCTCGCTCGCCCAGTCTCTCTACCAACTGTCGACCACATTCGGTGCGATCAACCAGTACCAGAGTGTTGCCTGTTTCATTTACATGGCGTATGAGTTCACTCATGGCATCCAGTCTGCCGGACTCTTCCAACAAGTATTTAAGCTCGCTTTGGTAGTTTGAGTATTCCACATGGTCCTGTAACTGCACAATGTTCACATGGCACTGCGCCAGCACCCCTTGCTGTTGTAGTTCGTTGGCACTTAACTTGCTGATCACTGGACCTAGGCTTACTAGCAGAGCTTGGCTTTCAAACTTCTCTTTGGGCACAGTACCGGTCAATCCCCAACGAATTGGCACTCTAGCCATCACGCTGGTCAGCAGAGTTTTGAGTGCATCTGCTTTGGCCATGTGTACTTCGTCTACCATCACACATACCACATCTTCAATAAAGTCCTGTATGGTCACATTGCCTATGCCTGCTTTGGTATTCTTTAACAACACATTCAAACTCTGCCAAGTGCAGATTGTATGTGTGCAACCGTGTTCTTTTCTGTCGCCAAAGTAAACGCCCACGTCCAGGCCAAGATTGAGGTAGTCCTTTTCAGTTTGTGTGACTAGACTCTTGTTAGGCACAATCACAATTGACCGTCCATATGGCTCTATACTGGCACTCAAGGCTGCTGTCATGATTGTTTTGCCTGCACCTGTGGCCACTTCTTGTATGCATTGTGGATTGGTCAAAAAGTTGTTCACAATCTCCACTTGGTAGTCACGCAACAGGATAGGTTGCCCTTCTGCAGGATGTCCTTTGGGCCAAGTCTTGTGTGCAAATGTTTGTTCTGTAACTTGAGCAAACTCAAATGTGGTAGAGTATTCTCTTTGATCATCAAGCTCAATATCGTAGTTGTAGCGTTCCAGGATGGGCATGATTTCTGGCAAGAGATTGGTGTATGTGCTACCGCCCAATTGGAAGTAGCTGACTTTGCCATCCCAACGACCCAGTCTTACTGCTGGTAGATATCTTGCGTAAGGTACATCGTACTTGAATGCATTGACCAAGGCCTTGCGCACATCCAAGTCGATGCCCTCTAGCTTGATGTTTACTTCATCTCGAATTTGTATGGTGCATTGTTTCATTGTATAGTAACTTTGAGCACCCTTTGTTGGCGTGCTATTTCTTGTATGAGTTGTTGTGGTTGTCCGGCATACTGCAAATCTGCCACGGGAAAACGTAAGGGTTGTGCTATTGCATTATACACACTTGTGATGCCATGGGCAAGAAAAAAATCTTGGTGTTGATCAATGTACTGTTGCATGCCTGGCTCTTTGAAGCTTAAATCCTGATTGAAAAATGCCACATGAAAATCGGCACTGTAGTGACCAAACGGTCGGAATGCATCCTCACCTATGTACTCATCATTGTCGTGTGCTAGGTCCTCAACTGTTTTTCCAATTTCACAATAATTGAGATACACAGTTCCAAATTGTATTTGCGGTTCACCCCATTGCGCCAACTGATCAGGATCAAGTTTCTTTGTTTTGGGCATACCAAACCAAGTGCAAACAAATCTTGGCTTCACACCTTCAAGCACAGTCTCACATCTATGCACTGCCAGGTTCAATTCTGACAGTGCCTGTCTCACAGCAACTGGTGCCTGTTGCCAGTATTCTGATGTCTGTTGATCTAGCAGTCCATGGTAGCGTTCAAAAATGTTGTGCAAGTAATTGAGACTGTTTTGGCTCCAATCAAACCCACGTTCAATAATGGCTTCATGTTGGTTGATTGTTGTGATACATTGTTGGATCATAATTTCGGCACGAATGCGCTCTTCCAATTGAGAGCCAAAGCCGTAAAATCTATCTGGATGATCTAATGGATAACTGCCGCGGGCTTGCATACGCTCAACCCATAACTCAGCAAGAGGGGTTGCTCGTATTTTAAATTGTAATGTCAAGCCTTGGCTCAGATGTATCAGCAGGTGTTGCGGCATTGTAACAGTATATACTTACCGCCGCAAGAAGTCAAAAAGACAGGTACCTTTTTAGGGGTACCTGCCACAAAGCCCGGGCCGGAGCCAACCAATGCCCGGGTTAACCTTGGAGGGTTAATCTTTTGAGTTGACTGTGGTCTTAAACAAGAAGCCACACAGGATAGTGATACCCCAGGCTTGCAACCAAGTGACTTCTTTCACAGAAGGCACTGCATCAACCAAACAACCATTCCACAGCATGTACACTGGCCAGCTCAGTAAGAAACTCAGTAACAGAATTCCTACAATACCAATCACAACTGCACCAACAAAAACTGCAAATTTTTCCATGTCACGCTCCGTAGTATTCCAGGCACTTCACAGTAAAGCCTGCTTCGCGCTGTTCATCTGCTTCGTACTCGGTGTCCACCGAGTACAGGTACAGGTCGCCATCCCATATTTCATACATGTTAGGCTCCTGCTGGTTTCATAACAGTGGTCTCTGCCAGGCGCTTCCAGTTCAACACTGACATCTTGCGCAAGTCTGCAATCTTGAGAGCCATACGCAAACTCATCTCACGCAGACGATTTTTATTCTCGTCCATGAAGGCGATAATCTCGTCTTGCACACACTCGTCAAAGTCGTAGTCTGCAAACAACACACCGTCCTTGGCAATCTGCTTGATACGCAGGACCTTGTCACGCATGGTGTCCAGGGTCAAGTCCAAGTAGTGGCATCGGCTTTGCAGTGCATCCAAGTGGTCCCGCAATTTTTGCGAACGCATGGTGTCAAACTTCAAGTTGGTAATAAAAATTACCGAACCCTTGAACTCAAAACTGTCCGGAATGCCTTCGCTTCGCAGAATGCGACTGTCAGACAACCAGGAAATCTTACGCTTCTTGCCTGAGTCCAAGGCACCCTTGAGCAGGTTAAGAGCAACGTCATCTAACAAGATGCTGTCACAGTCATCAAACACCAACACACAATTAGGATCTGAATACTTGTACAGGGTTTGGTACAGGCCAATGGGACTGGCTGAGCCTTTGACAACCTCGGCCTTAAGGCGTTTGCTGGCCAGTTTGTCGAACAAACAGGCCTTGTCAATTTCTTGCTCAACGCCGTAGCTCTTGCCCACGCCCGGGGGGCCACTCACAATCATAGCACGGATGTCGCCGCTCACACAGGCCTTGGTCATCTCATGCAGGATGTCAAAACGCTCACGGATACGATCCATGGCCTGTTCGTCTGTCTCTGCCACCACAGTGGGCTTGAATTTTACAGTGTTTTCTTGCACGGTTTCTCCTGAAGTATACTCAATGTCTGAAATGTTTTCTACCTTGACGCGAATGGCAGCAGGGCAGTTGGGAAAGGTACCATCATTTTGCACGGTGACATAGCCACCTTTGGCACCAGTTTGGAATCCACTCACTAGAGTGAACACTTGGTTTTGAACAGTTTTGTTGCGGTAAACGCCGCGAACGATACGAATTGCACTCATGGTTGGCTCCTTAGTGTGCTGTTGAACTTTGCTGTCTATGTGTGTATTATAGCAAATTGGCATTTATTCGTCAACCGGCGCAAACAATGCTTGGCCTTGTTGCATAAAAACAACAAATGCTTCCATTGTGCTTTCGCTGTATAGCATGCGACCGTGTTGTTTGATGTCTTGCAGAGTTTCCAACAAGGGCATGCCTAGGAATTCTGCTTCTTTTTGTAGGTGTTTGATTGCTGTGGCTATTTGCATTTGGGCTCCTTTTTGCTGTCTATGTGTGTATTATAGCAGATCGGGATTTAATGGTCAACCTTTGGAATTCATTTTATCTAAAATTTCTTGCGACTGCAATCGACCTAATACTATAGTATACATCAAATATACCAGACCCCCAATAGCCAGTGTGGCCACGGTGTACTGAAGCAGTTCCACAGGTGCATACTTTAGCACTACCTGAATTGCCACTACCATTATGGCCATGTATCCTAAAATTCCCAGGGTTTTTACTGCGGCTCTAACACGAATATTCATATCTACCTTTCTTTGTATGCCACTATTGTAGCAGATCGGGAATTATTGGTCAAGCCCCGCCAGTTTGGAGGGTTATTAGTACTAAAGTACACAGAATTGTGTAGCTGTTCTGTGGGCACACCATGCTCCTTGTAGCCCTCTAGCACCATGTCAAAGTACCCATCTGAGGGCAGGCTGTCTAAGTGCCCAGGTTGCATAAAGTAAGTCATGGCGTTTACAACACGACCTTGATGTAGTACTTTTTTAGTACGACGATTGTAGTAGTGCGGAAATCCTTCAAGGAGGTCCAGTGCGTCAAGACACTTGGGTGTGATGGTCCATAGCACGCCATCAACATAGCTATCAGGGCACTTTACAACATCCGCAGGACCTGCAAACCGAAACACATGGTCTAGCAAAACAGCACGACCGTGACTTACCGCGGCCGGGCATCGCTGAGACATGCCTTGCGAGTTGGTGTTCATACCATAAGCAAAGTATAACAAAAGTATTACCTTTTTAAGATTTCGTAAAATTGTTGATTGAGCGCATCCATTTCGCTCTGATCCACATAGAAGTCAGTACGGGGGTCATAGTAGGCGCCCTCTTTGTTGCAATAATACAACACTCTGCCTGAGAAGTTGAACGGGCCTTCCAGTCCAGCACGAGCACTGTATTTGTCGCGCATGTTGTCGACTTCAATAACCTTGTAACCCATGCCAGACTCCTGTTTGCTGTTTAAGTGTTAATTATAGCAGAATGGAAATTATTGGTCAACCAACCAAAACTAAACCCAAAGTTGTACAATTTTGGGGTCGCGTACTTCGTGCGGTTTGGGCTGGCCGTGAAACACCATCACGCAGGTATCAGAGTCAATCACAGCACCTGCTCCCGGCGAGCGAGGCACACGTATGGGAAAGTCGAACCCACCATCGGCAATTTGCCAGCGATAACTTTTGATTCGATTGACGTCAAAGTATCTGCGATTGTTGTAGTCAATTGTGGCATTGAGATAGTCCTGGTCTCCGTGATACTGCCGTACAACTTTGGTCACGTCTTCAGATTTAAATTTTTCCCATACATGTTGATAACGCTCTACATTCCACCACATGATACTGCTGTTGATTCCAGAAAATGTTTCTTTTTGCAAGTATCTGAAATCTTTAATGCACCAAAACTTTTCTGTGTCAAGATGTGTGATCCACGTTATGTCTCCGTTGATCACAACATCCAAGTCAAAATACAACAAATCTCCTGAGTAATGTTCAGGATTAAACAACTGCATTTTGTACCACCAGGATTTTTTAGGACCGCCTATACCTGGCCAATCTTCCAAACAATGTTTGATCATATGCGGTGGTACTGATCGATCATGTTCTGTGTAAACGTGCATTCTGCAGCCACCACTTAGATGTCGATTCAACATGTTGTACAGCCGTTCAACATATATCCAGTCATAACCAGTTCCGTGAATAACGCAGGCGCAGTCAATCATTTGGTCAGTGCGGGTTTGATTCTTTTTAGACATTTAAAACTGCCAAACAATTTGGTACTCATCGTAGATTGGCAAATGATTTTTGCTCGCAAGATATTCTAATACTGCGCGACCTTTGCCTGTGCGTTGATAACTGTGGCACCAACGACTGTTGTCATCGATTGCAACCACAGTGCCTGGTCGTAAAACTGGTTCAATCTCTAAAAATTCTTTAAGGTGATGGTCGGCACTGGCCGTATCATCATGCCAATCTACATCATAACTGTCTAAATAAAATAAATCAACTTGATCCAAATCTGTTTGCTGTTTTAACCATGCAACACTATCACCGCACGATACTTCAAATTGTGTGCTATTGACAAAATCTTTTGCTACTTCACAGGCTGCAGGATCTATATCTACACTACATACGTTTCCTCCGTGGTATTCAACAAAACGTGTGAACAATGCCGCGCTTTGTCCATCAGACCAATTGTTAGCAGTTCGTAGCGTGCCAGTTTCAATGATATTAAAGTTTTTGGATTTTTGATTTAGCAACAATCTCCACATGATGTCAAATCCGATTGCACGATTGTATAATCCATGCGCCAATTGCCCGTGGCTATCAGCATTGATATTCAAAAGAGGATAGTAAGTTTTACGATAATGTTCAAGCCAGTTCATGTTGAGCTTTCTAATGCAGGAGCAATTCTTTTTAGCCATATTCCTGTGCGTATTTCAGTTAGGGTATATTCAGTGTGGCAGATCTCTACCAGCCACCGATCTCGATTGATATCGTAAGACTTTTCTATGTTGGCCAGGCTCATGCCCACAGGTGCTGCCAAACTGCTCTCATGCACAATGGGCCTGCAACCTGCAATAGCGGCCTGCACACCAGGTCCCGAATTGTGGTTGACCACTGCATGATAGTTAAACCGCATGTCAAAGCTGTCGTAGGTGCCAGCAACCGGTCGAGGTTGTTCCACTGTGACATCAGGTGGTAACTGACTCAAGTTCAGTCGATTGCGTGGATGCGGGCGTATACTGATGGGCCGATCAGTGTGCTGTCTTACCAACTTAATTTGATCCAATACCCATTGTGTCATATCCATACCAGCAACTTGTAAACTGCGAGCATGTTGAGCAGCAATAACTACATTGGGACTGGAGTTAAAAGTTATGGCCTGGCTGACATTCAGTGTGCATGGTCGATCCCAGTCTAAATTTTCTTCGTGTCCGTAGTATCCATCTCTTGTGATATTGTTTACTGCTACCTTCCAAGTCTGCCCACGATACAGCGCACCAATTTCCAAAACAATTACTGGTTTGTTTTGTGATCTATAGTGATCGTATACTGCTCGATTAGGTGCCATTCTCCCTGCCCACAGTACCGACCAAATTACAGCCGCATCAGATTCCATTGAATTTTCTTGTGTTTGTATACCGCGTGCCTGCAAGTAATCCAACACAGCTGACATTACAGGTCTGCTGTTTTGAGCACATTGAGAAGGAAAATAGGCTATGTTATTGATCATAAGTACGTGAGATGAAACACACTGTAATTACCACTTTCAACGCGGATGGTTATGCAAAGTACGGCCAACGCATGATTCAAACGTTTTTGCAAAACTGGCCAGTTGATCTGGTAGTGTATGCAGAAGGATGTGACGTGACTGAAACAGCACCCAATCTTCTAGTGCGTGATATTGCTGTAGTCACCGAACTCACAGCATTCAAACAACAGTGGGCGGGTGTGCCCCGAGCCACAGGTGATGTCAGTGCTGATCCAATTAGATCGCAACGCAAGGATGCCGGCAAAGGATTCAAATGGGACGCTGTGAGATTTGCCCACAAGGTCTACAGTATTTTCCATTGTGCAAAAAATGCACAAACTGATTGGCTGATTTGGATGGACGCAGACACTGTGTGCCATAGTCCTATCACTCAAATTGATTTAGCAAGACTGTGTCCAGATACCATGGATCTTTGTTTTTTAGGGCGGCGTGGCAAGTTCAGCGAATGTGGACTGTACGCTATGAATCTTCGTAGCCAGCGCACAAGAGATTTTCTAGCACAATTTCAAAGATATTATGATCAAGCCGAACAAGGTATTTTTACTCTAGCCGAATGGCATGATTCGTTTGTGTTTGATGCAGTAAGAAAACATCATCCTCTAGCGGAGCTAGATTGGTCAAGTCATTTGATCACAGGCGAAGGCCATCCCTTGATCAACTCAGACTGGGGTGCATATTTGGATCATCTCAAAGGCAAACGTAAAATCACAGGTCGCAGTCCGGCCACAGACCTAAAGGTCCAACGAACAGAGGCATACTGGCAATGAACTGGATATTTCTCAACAAAAAAAACTCTGACGAGTACATAGAAATGTTTGCTCGAGGATCTGGTGTTGTGCCAACAGAATTAGAAACATGGCGTTACGAAGATAGTGATGCTCCGCTGGTGATCCGTGGCATCATGAAACACAAGATTATCAAACAGTGCTGGGAACACAAGAGACCGTTTTGGTACATGGATTCAGGATATGTTGGCAATAGGCCCAACCTTCAAAATCCACATGGATGGAAGCAATGGCATAGGCTAGTGGCCAACAACTTGCAGCACGGTGAGGTGGTGCCGCGGCCTGCTGATCGTTGGCAACGTCACGGTATTGCCATGCCTGTACGTCGATATGGCAGCAAAATACTGCTGGCAGTGCCGGACGAAAAACCTTGTGTGTTTTACAATATCAATCTCTCAGAATGGATTGAACAAACAGTTGCCACAATCAAGCAGCACACTGACCGAGAGATTGTGATACGTGAACGCAATCCCAATCGCCAGGCACGAGTGGCCAGTGACTTGCAATCAGCACTAACTGATGTGCATGCTGTGGTTACGTATAATTCAATTGCAGCCACAGAAAGTGTGCTGGCTGGTGTGCCAGCATTTGCATTGGCACCATCAAACGCTGCTATTCCAGTGGCCAATACTGATCTATCTAAAATTCACAATCCGTGGTACCCCGAGCAAGATCAAATCTATGCGTGGGCATGCCACTTGGCTTATGGGCAGTTTCACAATTCAGAACTGCTGGATGGTACTGCACAAAAAATATTACAGGAGACATATGATGCATGAACATTATGGTTGGCACTTTCCCGACTTTGAAACACACTTTCCCAAAATGCTGAAAAAAAGCGTTGACAAGGGACTTCCGCCTGAATACCAAATTGCTGTGCGCAACCGCAGTATTGGTCTGTGTTCCAAACGCAGAACTGCACTGGACATTGGTGCCAATGTGGGCTTATGGAGTCGAGACTTGGTAGATAATTTTGCCAAGGTTGTTGCGTTTGAACCTGTGGCTGTGTTTAGAGAGTGTTTGGAAAAGAATGTGAGTGGCCCTAACTTTTTTATTAGTCCACTGGCACTAGGCGACCACGACACTCAAGCCACCATGATCATCACAGAAGGCAATAGTGGGCACAGTCACTTGGATCCTGATACCCTGGGCACCGGCGATGTGCAAGTGGTAAAACTTGATAACTTAAACATGGAAGATGTAGACTATATAAAGATAGACTGCGAAGGCTATGAATATCGTGTGTTGCAAGGTGCAGAACAAACTGTGAAACGTTGTAGGCCTATCATGGTGATAGAACAAAAGCCACATGATGCCTACAGCAAAGACTATGGACAATTTGCTGCCATAGCACTGCTGGAATCATGGGGTATGATCAAACTAGATCAAATTAGAGATGACTGGATCATGGGATGGATGTAAACATGGTCGATGATCCAGATAAGAGTGCCAACGACTCTGTGCAATGGGATCGCAAATGGACTACCGAAAAGTATCAAGCTAAACGACGAGCAAATTTTGAAACTGTCGATGCATACCTAAATCAGCCTGTGGGTCGATTGCTAGACATCGGTTGTGGTTTTGCTTGGGAGTCAAGATGGTTCAATGAAAAGTATGGCACTGAACTTTGGTTACTGGATGGAGATGCTAGTACTAATGCTACCAAATCTGAAACTGCCAGTTATGGTAACTGGAATACAGATTCCGACCAATTAAAATTTTATCACACATTTGATTTTTTAAATTCGAAATTACAAGAATTAGGTACAAAAAATTACCGCCTAATAGATGCAAACAATATCAATATACCCGGCGATGTTAAGTTTGATGTTATTACATCATGGCTCAGTTGCGGACATCACTATCCTGTAAAAACCTACATAGACTTGATGAAAAAACATTCACATGAAAACACTAGAATAATTTTAGACATTAGATGCAAGGGCACAGCCACAAACTACATTGGTGTAGATGGATTTGAAGTTGTGAATGTTGTGAGTAACGCAGGTGGCAAGAAACGAGCTAGTGTGGAAATAAAGTTGTTATGAACCCCTATTACTTAGAATCCGTAATAACAAGGCACAGAGTTCCAAAAACAACATACGTAGAGGTAAATTACAAATGACCATAATCAATCCTGACTATCAAAAACAACTGAACCGCATGCATGCCAAAGGCAAATTTAGAAACGGTCACAAAGCCTACAGAATTGTAGAGCAATTTCTTAAAGACTATCAACCCAGTAGTGTAATGGATTTTGGATGTGGCAAGGGTGCTTTAATTGCAGGCATTAAAGAACTGAACCCGGAAATTGTATCTGAAGGATATGATCCTGGCAATCCTGAATTTGCAAAATTGCCCAAAAAAACATTTGACGCTGTTGTCAGCACTGACGCTTTGGAGCATGTTGAACCTGCTTACTTAGACGAAACATTGCGCATGATCAGCAGTAAAATGGGTCGCTGTGGATTTTTTAGAATTGCCTGCTATCCGGCCAAAAAGAAGTTACCCGACGGACGTAATGCACATTTGATTGTAGAATCACCTGAATGGTGGCGCGAAAAACTAGAGACAGTTATGGGAGTTAGGATTGTCTGGGAAGAAATTAGCGTGTTTGACAAGTCCGATAAGTGGGACTGGGTCACAGGCCATAACTATGATGTGATAGTGGAGATTGCAGATTGATTAAGTTAATAGTGGTAGGCCGTCAAGGACCAAAAAGTGAAATTGACTCGTTTCGAACTTTGTCGTTTTCTTCTACTCCCCATCTTGTAGACATGCTCAAAGACTACATTGAGTTTGAAGATTTTGATGCAACTAAAACTTACGATCCAACTGATATTTTTTTAATAATGGCACAGTTATATCGTGATCCTGTTGTAAGAGAACAATTTAGTGACTGTAAAGTAATTGTTGATTTATGTAGAGAAGGCATGATGGCAGACTGGGATCAAGTTTACTATTTGCTTGAACCTGGGCATGTGATCATGTACGGAAGTTATTCTGACGAGCCTGTGTCAAATGTTATATTTGTACCCAATTTTATGTGGTATAATGAAAGCCTTGACAACATAATCAAAGGACGAGATAGCTATGTTCCGAATAGAAATTATTCCCGTAAGTTTCTCATGCCCATTGGCAGAAAAAATAAAATTCGTGATCAAGTGGTAGAATTTTTAGAATCTCAACTTGAAGATTCATATTGGAGTTATATACGACGTAACAAGGCCTTGCCCGGGGAGTCAGAATCTGTACCTGGTGCCAAACGATGGGATACTAGACATCAAAATCCCATGTGGTATGATGACACTTGTTTTAGTGTAGTAATTGAATCAGTGACTAGTTGGCAAGAAAAAATAGTGCCCATGCTGACTGAAAAAATATACAAGCCTATAGCATATCAACATCCTTTCATGGTCATTGGTGCAGCAGGCATTTTAAAATATGCACGGTCCCAAGGATTTGAGACATTTGAAAATTTGTTTGATGAAAGTTACGACGAAGAAACTGTGCTTGAAGTAAAATTAGACATTATTTTGCGTAACATCAAAAACTTTGAAAAAATACCGTATAGCCAGTTGACCCAGCAAAAATTACAACACAACCACAAGTTGTTTTACAACAGATCAGTAATTCAACAAAGCATGATAGATTCTATTGTGCGACCAATAGAAGAATTTATCAATTTGTCTTAGTAAGATAAGGCAAAAACTTCTGCCAGATTAGCCCAGCACGACCATCTGCGTCTGACCAGTGTGCGGCTGCTAGATCATTGATCCATTGTGATCTATCAAACGACTGAGGTGACTCAATGTTATCTAAGTTTTTGTTGGCCACTGCCCAACTCACACAACTCTCATCATCAGCAAAAATTGGCACATTGGCCATGACCGCGGCCACGCTGGCTGAACTGTTGAAAAATACTGCGGCATGTGCATTTTGCAAATTATCTACCAATTTGGATTGTGCTGGGTCTACTATGGTTATGTTCGGCAATGACTGAAATTTAGCAAAGTCTTCTAGCTTGTATGCACCTGGATGAGGCCTTACTAAAATATGTCTGCTAGAATGTACTCTAATGCGTTTTATCTTGATGCCTAACCAGTGTATGGGATCTAGCGTTTTCATAGCAAAGCCGCCATCACGTTGCATGCATATCAATATATGTCCATTTGGGTGAACTGCTGGCGCATCATGTAATTTGATATTGAGTCTTGTGCTTATTTCCATCCACTTGTCATTGCTACTATTGTGGTTGGCATATTCTGCTCGATCATAAAATGGACCACCAACACTATAACGCAAGTAGGTGCCATAATCATCTAGATATTTCCAGCAACTGGCATCAATGCACATGGTGTGAAATTTACGGCGTTGTTGTTCAGCAATGATTTGTTTTCTTAACGCAATATTTCTACCACCTGTGTTGGTTGTGGCCCAGCCCAACATTACTGCTAGCCTGCCTGGAACATAGTTGTAGTCATACTCTATTACCACGCTACCTCCACAGTGTTTGACTCCGGCAGCAAAACTTTCTAAACATTCAATTTTTCTAGAATGTTTTCGATAGTTAGCAACAGAGCTAACGTAGACTACTGCATCAATGGTCATTTAGAATCCGCCAGGCAGTGCCGTCACGCATTTCTACTTCGGTAAACTGACAGTAGGCCATGTGCCTTGCCCAGTAAAGAACTTCATCTAGCGTGGGAATCTTTGGCGTTTCAATTTCACTAAGTGATTGGCTGCACAATGCGGCCGCGGCATTTGGTCCTAATGTGATAGCAGGCTTACCCAGCAACAATGCTTCGCCGGCTGCAATGCTAGAGAATGTGACTAAGCAATGCACATCTTGTGCCAGAGCCATTTCCATAGTGTTGTCACTGAGTCTAGCTGCTCGTGTTGCTTTGAGTCGAGTCACTACAGGACGATCAGTATATTTTTTTATTTCATCTTGTGTTTTTTCCAACCATTCTTCAAGGTTGATGTCGTACAAGTTTAAAAGTTTTTGACTAGGCGGTGCCAACAAGATATTGGTTCCAGGTTTAAATTTTGTCAATTGAACTTTAGTGCGAGCAAATCTATCACCGGGCCTCTCTATCATAGGACCAAAATTTTGCACATCGTTTTTGGTAATTCTGTGATACAGTTTGCGTTTGCCGTTGCCAAAGTACCCTGTATCCATGTAATAAAAATCTCTGCCGGCGGCACGACATCCATCCATTTGTTTGCGTTTGGTGATACCACGTATCACAGCCGGAGCCATGGTATCTTGTTGTTTTTCCCAAGTTGAAATTTGTCCGCCTGCGCCTTGAACAAAACTTTGCAGTAATGGATCGTACATATGCCCTTTTCTTTCGTATCTGTATTCACTGTCTAGTGCCACAACTTGATTGACAGGCACAGCAGCCAATTGTTCTTGTAACTTTTCCAACGTAATGCCGTAGTACGCACCTTCGGGATCCACACGGTATTTCAATATGTTTTTAAACAGTTGTTGAATTTCTGGAACTGTTTGGTCCAACACATGTGGATCAGGTGGCGCAGGTGGTGCAGGAGGCGGGGGTGGAATATATGTTGTTTCGTCTTCGAGTTCCCAGTCTGTCATTCCGGCAACCTTTGTTGACAATAATCAGTGAGCATGCGTTCTCTATGCCACTCGTTGCCTTGTGGCGTATCAGCAAACTCGTGAAAGCATGGAGTGCCCAAGGTATAGTGTAAGAGCTTGGCGTCGGGGTTTGGCCCGTA